TTACTGTTTCCCTACAACATCCTTCGCCCTGTCAAAGCAGAACTGGATGACCCTGCCGATGGTCTCATCGGTGATCGCCCAGCTGAAGAGCCTGCCAAACTTGCTGGCGTCCAGCGCAGCGCGCAGCTTTGCCGCCACCCATGCTTTGCGTTCGGCACCACGCTTGGTGCCCTGGATCTCATGCTCGGCGCGCTCGATCAGGTCAAGCACCAGCGGGCGGACGGTCGCGCCGTAGCCCAGCCGGATGGCACCGAGGACGTAAAAGGCAAAGCCGCCCAGCATCAGGACAAGGGCAAGCCAGCCGGGGACAACGTTCAAGATATTGGTCAATACTGCTTCCATGGGTTAAGCTCCTTTCTGCTGCTCAAGGTCAGCAATCCGATGATTTACCACTTTGATCTGCTCTTCCATCACCGGCACGCGCTGGGCAAAGTTGTTGTGCGCCCGGACTTCCCGGGTCAGCTCCTCCAGCTTCGTTTCGGTCACGGCCTGCTGCTTGTCCAGCTTTGCATCCATGCTCTGGGCGGTGCGGTTGTTGGAGTAAATGACCCCCAGTAGACTCAGCCCGCCAGTGATCAGCGCCACGAGAATGCTTTCCATCGGTCACACCCCCTCACAGCGTCCACCGGCTTTTGTTCGGGCGGGTGTCTACGTGCACCCAGCCCTTGCCCCGGCCTGCCTTGACCGGGTAGCGGCCAATGCCGCCCCAGCCTGGCATCAGGCTTTCGGCGTAGGCGGCCACAGCCAGCGGGTCAGTATCCTGCACCTGAATGTCCGCGGCGCGGCCCAGCAGGTGCTGGCTGGATCTTGAGCCGCCCACCCTCGTGTTGTGGCTGGCTGTGCGGTAGCCGCTGGTGATGGTCACCGGCTTGCCGAAGTGCTCCCGGATGCACTGCAGCAGCACCACAAGGCCTTCGTCAATGAGGATGGTGTCGGTACCGTCGCGGCAGCGGAACTCCCGCACACGGAATGCGGGGGAGAGCTGCTTTGCGCCGTCCTTCTTCAGGCTGTACTGTTTGATCGCCATATGGATCACGTCCTTTCACGGCCCGGTCAGGCGCTGGTCTTTTCGTTCAGCATCTCGGTCAGCTCGGCATATTGCTCGTCGGTCAGCTTGGCGGCGGCGTAGAAGATATCCAGCTTCTTTTCCATACCGGCGGTCTGGCCGCGCTCGATCATGCGCTTGCAGGTGTTATAAAGTGCCATAGTAGTCATTCCTTTCTGTTTATGCGGTGGTTTCATCATCGGTCACGCCCAGCTCCAAAAGAGTTAGGCGGTAGTCCTGGTCAAGGTTCAAAGCGTCTGCGTCGGCAAGAGCGGCATTCAGCGCCGCCACCGTCTCCGGCAGCTTGTCCTTTGCTTCCTGCTTTTTGCGTTCTTCTTCCTGCGCGGCCAGCTCTTCGGCGGTGTAGCGGATGTATCTCTGGATGGGTACCTTTTCCACCCATTCCTCCTGCGCCTGTACGCCGAGCACATCCACCACCCGCTGCACGTCCATGCCGCCGTTCGGATACTCGGTCACGGTCTCCCAGTGCCACTGCTCCTCCACACCCTCTACGGCAGGGTGGGTGATCTCTTCAGTGCTGGTGGTCAGATACCCAAGCGTCAGGTCCGGGTTTTCCACGACCGCGCCGGTCTCGTCAAGGATCTTCATTGTGTCACCTCCATGGGGGTCACATATTTGCCGATTCGCGAGTAAGATACTTTTCCGTCAGGACTTTCAGCCGACAGCATCCACTGTCCGCCGGTCTTGCCGGAGTCACTGCGGTTTACTTTTACGCATCCATTTTCGTCCAGCTGCATCGGGGGCACAAAGCTACCGTCGCTGCGCCGCAGGTGGAGTCTGATTTTGCAGGTTTTCCACTCTTCCGGGATGGCAAAGTGCAGACTGGTCGGGTGACCCTCACTGCCAAACTGCAATGTTGCCACAGTGTCAAATGTCACAGGGATCATCGTTCAAATCCTCCTTTCTCATGCCACGCGCTTCCAGATGTGCACATAGTATGCGGCGGGCTGCACGGTATAGCTGCGGCCGTAGATAGGATTCGAGCGAGAAGCATCAAATTGAATATTATATTGGCTTCCAGAATGTCCAGTGTAACCGCCATAACTAGTGCTCTTTTCACTAAAAGCCAGAGAACCCTTAGCGGAAAGTACGTTAGCATCACCACTAAAGGGAGACCCGCCTACGTCTGTTGATTTTGTTGTAAAGCTGCCTGTGATGTTCGGCAGTCCGGCCTCCACCGTGCTTCCCGCTGTGTAGCCTGTGCCAGCACCCATCAGCACGCGGTTAAATGCAATCTCCTGCCATGTACCGCCGAACAGTTCGGCGGGACTGGTAGTGCTAACTGTTTGAAAAATACTGCCCACGGGGTAGGCAGACAGGCCGCTGGACGCAATGGCCTGCCACGTCCCATCCCCGCGCAAAAATTTACCCTGTGCACCGGCTGCGGGTGCAGGCACAAGGCCCGCTTTGCCAGCCGCGCTGTCAGTGGCGGCGG